GATGCGCTTACACGCTCAGCGTTGTCAGACGCATTGAACGCTTCTTTCGTGTAGTCATCTGCGCTTGGGTCGTTTTGAGCGTGCGCTTCAGCAGCCATCAAATGTGCTTCAGCAGCAGCGTTGTGTGCTTCGCCTTCGCTGAGCGTACGCGAGTTCTCTGAGCGGTCCGCATGATCGGTGCCGACCGCGTCGTGATACGCGGAAAGCGCTTCGTGGCCCATTTGCGCAACTTCGTTGCGAGACATGCTCGTCGGGTCAGCGCCACCGCCAGAAGTCCACCGACCGTTTTCGTCACGTGCCTGTTCTTTCAGCATGTCGTTCGCCTTGGCAACTTCTGCCCTTACCCCTGCTAACCACTCTTGTGCTTCTTGAAGTTTGCTCATCGTTAGTTCCTTTGAAAGTAGAGACTTGGTAGTCACTCTATCAACTCTGCGCATGTTTGCTCTGGAGAGGTGATCCGTTGCCAAGTCGCGATGCATTGTTGCCTCGTGATTGTTTCCTGCGTCTCCGTGTGCTTCCGCTGCTCTCATGTGCGCTACGGCTGCTTCTAGGTGGGTATTGATCTTGTTTTCGTGGCCCTTCGCCTTTTCGCTTGCTGCGGTCTTGGCGTCTGCTCTTTCCGAAAGATAATCGGCTCCTGCGTTCCTGACCTTCGTATCCGTGCCACTTCCAAAACGACCACCAGAATCCCTCATGTGCTCTGATTCTTCCCACAGTTTGAGCATTTGAAGTCTTTTCTGTAGCGCTGTAAGAAGTTGGCTTGGTGATTCCTGCATCAGGATCCCTATGAGCGGTTGGCCCAGGGGACCAGGACCAGTGGCACACCGGCAGAGGTTGCTTCTCTTGCGTTCTCCTTGGAGTTGTCAATCAGAATGTCCACACCATTGTCGTCGCACCATTTTGCCTTGCCCTTTGAACCGCTTCCATCAGGACTGGCGACAATCGTCATGCTATTCCAGCAGTTTGAGCATCCGAGTTCGTCGAGATACTGAGACTTTTTATCCCAGATGTCTTTTGTTGCCGTGTCTTCTGCGGTTCCCGTGAGGACAACGACGCTATGACCAGCAGCCATCAGCGCTGCCATCAAGGACTGCATCTCTTTGGGGTTTGCGTCGATGGTGTTGTCTAAATCAACGGCGACTTTCATAGATACCTCTTCGTTGCGCTGCGGGATGTTGATTATGCTAGCGCATTTTGCCAATAAGACTGATAGTTGCTAAGTATGTCGGACTCGGCGTCCTTCGCTCCAGGGAATAAATACGGGTACGCATGCGTGCCCTCCGGAAATCCCAATTCAACTCTTCGACCATAGATCATGTCTGGTGCAATCTTCGCTTCCCATCCCAAACTTTTCTTCAAAACGCTTCGGACCATTATTGACCCCTTCAGGTCGGTTGAAATGCTCTGCGGCCTATCGAAGACGGTCTTTGGGGTTCCGGCGTCGTGTCGTGGTCCGAACCTTTGCTTGGCGTACTTTTCAATAGAGTGCGCTCCGAGTGCGGTTGCATTCATCGTGGCGTAGTCAACCCTGCTCAGGAGTTCTTCGATGGCCATATTGAATTCCTTGACTCCGGTGACTACGAGTTCAACCTTCATTGGGGCTCCTCAGTTGCTGGCTCTTCGTCAACCTTAACCGCCTGTACATCTGGATTCATTTCGTCTGGTTGCTCAACCTTCACTACCGGTAAATAGGTGCATCGGCAGTTTGGATGTTGCGGGATTCTTGGATCTGGCAATGGGCTGACCTCGTACGGTCCTTCGGCCTCGTTCTCTTTGCAGTTGTTTCCAGGTGGCTTGTCACAGGCATCATCTTCTGCCATCCAGTCAAACTCTTCGATGCCGTTCGCTATGTAGGTATCCATGGTCGCCTGCCCCTGCGCTCGCGAGGTCTCCGTTGCTGCGATCATCTCGGCGTGATCTGACACCAGGGCTTCTCCGGTCACGGGATCTGGAGTTGAAATGTTTTCAGCGATCTTCGAGGATGGCAGTCCATTGTCCAATCCGTAGGCGAGTGCGTTGCCGAGTCGGTCAAGAATTGTGTCGAATATTCCTTTGATTGTTACGTCAGAGTCTTCAAGCAGGATTTCAAGCCCACCATCTCGAATGAGATTGGCTGCGGCTGATTCCCCTGGCCCCCAGATTTCCCAATCAATTTCCCTCTCGGCTGCGGCGATTGCCGTAGGGACCGCTGCCGCTGATCCAATCTGACTTGTAGCGCTATGCGCCCCACTCACATAAGCATCCGCCCAGAGATAGTTTAGGACCCTCCTGGCGTCTTCTGGAGAGATCCTGATGTTGGACTTGACCGCTGCGTTGGCTATACGTGCTGATGAGATTTCAGAAGGCAATCGGTTCGCTGCGTTCCCTGAAGCCTTGTTGATGCTGGCCATCTCCGCTTCATACTTCTTCTTGGCCTCTGCGATCGCTGCCGGTATCCCGCTGACTCCCCTTCGTAGCGCTTCTGCCATCTTTGGTTTGTAGTGGGCAACGATGGCTGCGTAGTAACGACGGTAGGGCTGCTTTGCCCATGCTGATTTCTTTTGCAGTCTGGCGATCTCTTTTTCGACGGCATCAATTTCATCCTGAATGATACTGCTGGCCGAAATGTAGAGAGAATCAACAAGAGACTTGTTGGCATCCTGCTGTTTTAGTTGCTCAAGGATTTCTTCTGGTATCTTCACTCCGGCTCTTGAAATGTTGTCCGTGATTTTGTTCATTTGTTTATTCCCCCATCGTGGATAACAGACATCGCATCACGCCAGTCCCCACCGAGAACGCCGAAGTAACCCTTATCGGCAATGTGCTGGCTATATTCATCCCAATTGTAAGTAACGCCAGTGTAGTTGTAGTTCTCAGGGTTTTTTAGCGTGTTGTCAATCACGTTCCCCTTTTGGTCAACGGCCCATGCGTGCAGGAAGCCAAGGCCAGGCATATCTTTCGACTCGCATACGCCTTCGCAGTAGTTGAGTTTCCCACCACGTCCGAAGTTGCTGTCCATGACGATTCTGCTTGCGTTCTCGAAGCAGTTCTTCGGTTGCCCCATCGCAAATCCCTCTGGAAGTTTCTGCCCTTTGAACTGCGTACCATATTTGGCTACGTAGTCTCGTGCCCCAATGGGGTCGTGCGTGCCAAGAACAACCACGCTGCCCATGTCGATTCCACCACCGCTCCCAAATCGCCCGTGAGCATCTCGGGGGTGCTTCGACTCGTCCCATTCTTTAGCGAGGGACTTCGCTGCGCTATAAGCCTCAACAAAATAATGGTCGAAGGTCCCATATGGGGTTTGCGTGTCTGGCGGATAAATGCGGGCTGAGTATTTTGCTCCTTCCGGCAGAACACTTTCCCCCATCTTCAGATCAGAAAGACTCTGCTTTTGCCAGGGAACTCCTGTATCGGTGATGGACGGGAAGGTCATCGTGCCAACAACACCATTCGGGTTAAAGAAGCAAACGAGACACGACACTGGGCCTGAAACTTCGGTGGCTCTGTACTCATCGGCGACGCCCCTGTCTGGGCTGCTTGAGGTGATGCCACCGAGTTCTATGCGAGTAGAAACAACATCATCGCTTGCAGTCTTTCCGTTGCCATAGCGGTCATAAAGTTCCTGTGCAGAATCGAATGAATCCCCACGCCAAACCTCGTTGAAGGGCAGTTTGGTTGACGAGGCCTCCTCCTGAATCGCATTCGCAAGTTTTTTGTATTCTTCCACTTCTTTTGGTCCCAACCGATTCCCTTCAGAGTCTGTGGTCGGATCGACTCCCCTCAGGGCATCGTTGATGTTTGCAGACTCGTAGGCCCATTCATCCCAACCATTTGGGGTTACCTTTCCGGAGGAGTCAACCAGAGCGTTCTGCTGATCACCACTACCTTCCCCAAATCTTCCGCCAGCCCCACGTGGATGTTTTGATTCATCCCACGATTTGGCTGCGGCGTTTTCTTTGTTGTGGCTCATGATGTCTGCCAGTAGTTCTTGACCAACCTTGGTCTCCCATATTGGGTTTACCTCGTCTAGATCACCTGGGTTTGGTTGGTTCCTTGCGTCAACCTTCACACCAGGTCGTGCCTTGAGCATCTTTGCCAAACTCATATTGGCTATCTCTTTGCACTGATCGAGGTCCCACGTAGATGTTCCGCCATACCCTGCGTATGATTCGCCCATCGTGCGACCAATCATTTCGTGGTACGGGCGAGCGTCTGGGGTTGCCTCACTCGACACGCCAACGTGGTTTGAAACCGCCACCGTTGCGAGTAGGTACTGCAACGCTGTGGCTGCCCCAGGTGTTGTTTGGTTAGAACCAAGTTGAGCAACGTACAGGCTTTGCATCTCGCTTGCGTTCGGGTCTAGGTTGTTGTTGTCATACACCTTCTCAAAGTTCATGGCGGCACAAACATTTCCCTCTGCATCTTTTGCCACCAACACGTTCTCTCCATTGGCTGCGTCGTCCATGTAATCAACGCCTTCGACCAAACGGTGGGCCTGATGGTACATAGCAGCCTGACCGTCTGGATTGGATATTGCGTTGCCTTGTTGGATAATTTCTTCGTAGCGTTCACTGATGGCGTCGGCTTGGTTGCCTGTGTCTTCACGTACTGCGTCTAGCGCCTTTGGCGTCGTGCGCTCGTCGAGAATCTCTACAGTGCCACCAGCCTCACGAAACTTCTTAACCTGTCCGCCAATAAACGCCAGGTGCTCTGGTTGGCTAGCGCCTTGGCTGCCTGCGGTAGGCCGTTCTCGCACCATTGTATCTCCACCACCGCTCCCAAATCGTCCGCCCGCACCACGAGGATGTTTGCTCTCGTCCCATTCTTTAGCGAGGGACTTCTCTGTCTTTTCTGTAATCTCAATATCGGAGGGCGACCACGCAAACCTTCCTCCCGTTTCACCATTTTCTTTTTCAACGAGACCTTTGCCCATTATACCCTTGGCGGTATTTACGAGAGACATTTTATAGAGGGTTTCACGTCCAAACTTGTCATAGTTTTTTTGAATGTCGTCAACGACAAAGGTGCTTCCCCTTGGAAGTATGACCTCGGCCTCCTTATCTCGATTATTTGGAAGCGCATTACTGCCTTCGGGGATTTTGATTTCAACCATTGATCTCTCGGTATTACCTGCGAAGACTTCGGCAATGTGATCTGTTAGAGATGTCGCAACATAACCCTTGTCGGTAAATGTTTCTCCAACCCCCAAACCCAGGTCAAATTTTACCCCCCTAAATGTAGTCATTGGCTCAGTGGTTATTGAGCGAGCCATTGCTTTGTCTATCTGGTCTATTCCCTGCATAACCCCATTGGATGCCTTATCACCCAGGTCGTTTCTCAGCGCCAAATTTATCGACTCGGCAGATCCGGACATGTGGGCCTGTTGCGTATAGGCTCTTAACGCATCTTCCTCAAAAGAGGTTAGGGGTGTTGTCATCCTGAATGAGGATTCAAACTTTTTCTGTGCTTCTTTGTTTGCCTGACCAACAATCTCAAAATACCTTCTTCTACCAGCCCTTTCGAGCCCTAGATCCGCCGTTGCGTTTAGTGTTCGCTGCCATTCCTCCACTCCATTACCGCTCCCAAACCTTCCGTGATCATCTCGTGGGTGCTTGGATTCGTCGAAGTATTTAGCCATGGACTTTTCCATCTTTGAAATAGCAAGATCAACAAGCCATTTCGGTGCGAGCATGGGATCACCGTTTGATTGATTGAATGATTCACGAAGTTTCTTTGCTTCTGGGAAACGGGCTTCACTCGTCAGTCGGGCGACCGCACGTGAGAAGTCAGGCTGCGTTATGTCCATCAGTAGCCCTTCGCATTTCGGTCGTATGCTCCGTTGTTGTCCCGTATGTTAAGCGCTCCCCTGTTCAGAACAATCGTTGATCCGCTCTCATCCACCATCGCATCGTAACCCTTCGTAACCGCCCAAACGGAAAGCATGGAAGTTGTGTCGTAAGCCGCATCGGGGAAAGTTCCATCTTTGTCAACCAATGGTTTGAATGCGCCATCCTTGTTGTATTGGGATTCGTACTCTTTCATCACATCTGTATCTCTGATTTGGTTGAAAACTTTTGCGTTGGGATCGAGGACCATTTGATACATTCGACCAGGAACAGTTCCTCCGCTCTTATCATCAAGAGAGTTCCCGGACTGCTTCAGGTAACCCTGGGCAAGAACTATGCTTTCTGTGGTGTAAATCCCATTACCATTCACCCCACGACCAATGAACGGTGTCTCTGCGTTCAAAAAGTTGTTGTATCGCCTGACCATTGCCTCTTCCTTGCTTCCCGATCCTGCTATCAGGCCATCTGCTGAGATTCCACGATAGAGAACCTTTCCTCCATTTTCCTGTACATTTTCCTGTACAAACTTCTCCCAATCCTTTTCGGGAATGAGCGTTGGCTTTCCCAGAAAGCCCTGCTCTCGCATCACTTCACGCAATAGTGAGTCAGATATACCCCCACTAAGAACATTGACGTCTCCCTCTGGTTCACCTTGAGGCCAAGCACGCTGTTCGATTTTGTCCAAGACGTCAGCGGTGAAGTGATCGGCGTCGTGCTTTGGTTCACCCGAGTCTCCAGTTGTCCACCGTCCACGACTGTCACGTGGTTCGCTGGGGTCGTACTTGAGAAGGTTGATTATTTCCCTTTGAACGAGGGCGATCTCTGATTCAAGAACTTCTCTTGCTTCTTTATAGAGCGCATCAACGAGCGCCTTCTTTGCGTTGCCGAGATCGGCGATTTCATAACACTGTTCTGCCGTCCACCTTGAATCCAGATATTGGTCAACATCTCTTCCGATTGAGAGGTGGTAGTCAAGGCTCCGGTCGGTTGCTTCACTCTGCACTCCGACATCCAGCGCTGCGGCACGACTGGCCAACTCGTACTGAATAGCCGTTGCCGCACCTGGTTCGCTGAAGGTGCTGCCAAGGTAACCAACCTTGATGTATTCTGGATTTTCGTCCAGAGCATTTCCACTCAAACCCGTTTTGTTGTTGGTGACAACTTCGTAGCCGAGCGCAGCAACCACATTGTCGTGTGCGTCTTTGGCGAGTATGACGTTGTGACGAAATCCCGTATCCTCGGGCTGTACCCCTAACCCTGGTGCCCCAACGCTCATTCCAATAGCAGCCCATCCAATGTATTTCATTCCAAGTTCAAGATTCTGCCCTCTGGCGTATCCGGGCTTGTCCTCCATATCCCAACCGCCGTTTTGAACCATCTCCCGAACACCATTTTGAAAGTCTCTCGCTATCTTTTTCATTTGGGTTCTGTCTTCTTGGTTATTCGTTAGAACCTCTATGTGGTTGCCTGGCGTGTCAAAGAACTTGTTTGCTCTCCTGGCGATTGTGTCGAGATATTCCGGAGAATTTGCTCTCGCTCGCAGTCGCGTCTTCTCCTGAGTGCCACCACTGCCGAACCTGCCGTGCGAGTCCCGTGGCTGGTCAGGGCTGTACTTCTTTACGTTGTCGCCGAATAACTTTCGCCACATCTCCTTGCCGTCTGGCGTTTCCCAGAATGGGTCAACCTCGTCAGGATCTGCGAATGGTTCGGCTGGTTCCTTCTTGGACTTCTCAACGACGATTCCCGTCTCAAGAAATGCCTGGGCCTCCCTCTTGAGCGTTAGCGGTGCCGGGACCCAGAACGGAAGCCCCTCATCCCGCCTGAGAGCCGTTCTAAGCCCTTCAACGTCGCCCATCGGCAAAGCCCGCCAGACCATGTAACTTTTCAGGTCAGTGACGCCTGGGAGATCCCACGTGCCAACCTTGATCCAGTCGGAGCCAAGAAGCGTTGAGTCGGGGTAAATCATTCTCATTATTTGGGCTCTCCGCTGTATTTAGGCATGGAATCGGAGATCCTTGCGATGAACAAATTCCGAAATGTAGTCAACAATTTCGGTTTGCTTCACACCCCCGAGTACGACAACTTCTTTTTCTGAGAGACAACCGTTTCCGGTATATGGGGTTGAGAAAATATCACTAACGGGAACGTCAACCTTCAGCATGCTCCCGACCCCTCCAGTAACTTCATTGTCCATGAAATCCCTTGCCGTCCCAGGGTCGGTGGTAAAACTTGTCAAGGGTCGGAACCGTGCGTCCATCTGCTCACCAACATCTCCAAATCTTTGATCTACCCCCCTGAGAAGAGAAATCATGTCACCAGGGGTATATCCGAGATCTGCAAGTTTGCTCTGCGTGTCTTCGTACTGGGTTCGAAGAAAGTCCCTGTAAACACTTCCGTTCTCTTCGAGGTTGCTTTGAACCATGTCGGCGGTGCTCTGGGTGAGTGACCAGGGGTGGGTGTCCCTAACGCCAAACTCCGATTCAGCAGATTCTTGAATAGCCAATGATTGTATATCGCTGTCATTGGATGATCTTGCCCAGGCCTGAATGAGGTTGCTCGCTGCTTCGTTGCGAAGTTCTTCAAGAAAGGCGGGATCTTTGATTGCCTCTGAAGATCGCATCCATCCAGCGTCTCTCAATTCCGCATCAGCAAAACTTGAGTAGGGAGAAGGATCAATGTTATAGGAGTTTCTGGCATCTTCACTTGAAAGACCCCTCAACATGCTGGTTTCGGCGTCTTCAGCAATGTTCAAACCATTCACCCTGAGAGGAGAAATCATGTCACCATTCGTTCCTATCGTCAGGTATTGAAACGAACTGGCCATCCCTTCGAGTCCTCTATTCTCCGGGCTTTGCTCACTTACAAATAAGTCGCGCCTTGAATCCAATCCCGTGTCTCCACTGCCGTAATGAATATAACCATGCACGTGCACTGGAGAAGCAAGAAGCATGTCATTCGTCGACGACTTCATTTTGCTTGCGATTTCTTTGCTCACTTCGGACTTGAGTTGTCCTGCCCTTATGTGCGAAGGAATAAACTGTCCAAAAGTTTTGAGTGTTCCCAACTTTTCCTCTAAAACCTCTGGACTGCTGTAATCCGTTCCTCCGTGGGTAGCGAACCTGCCGTGAGAGTCTCTCGGGTGCTTGTCCTCTTCGAAGTACTTGGCGAGTCGCTCGATCTCCGCTGCTACGGCTGCGATCTCTTCTGTGACTGCTACCCGTGCTTCTTTGATGAGTTCAGCGAGTTGGTAGGACATGATAAATACAATCTAGTGCGTTCTTGCCCCGTGGATTGTTTCAATCCGCTTGCCGACTGCTGTCCTGTTCAGTCCAGGAACTTCCCCTGCGTCGCTTCTGCTGCGACCCTGGAGTAGCGGTCAAGTGCGTTGCCCTTTGGAGTTCCCGATCCCTCTGAACCTGGGGTGCTCTTGATTTTGTCCATCGCTGCTCGAATGTGCTTGTCGGCTTCGGAGTAGTTCTCTTTGTCGATGTGCTCTCTGGCTTTATCGAGATGGGCATGTGCTTCAGACAGAGAGGAAGATTTGCCACCACCTTTGCGCGGACCAGAACCAGGCCCACCCTTCCCCAGCATTTGCTTTTGTGATACCTGACCCGCTCGCTCTGCTGCTGCATTGGCTCGATTCAAGGCGTCTTGAGCGTCTAGTTCGGACTCAGCATCTCGCGTGGTTGCTTCTTCCTTCCCAGCGTTCACCGTCATCATTTCATCGAAGTGGTCTTGTGCTGAGTTTGCGTGATCTCTCGCCAGTGACTCGTGGTAACTGGCATTTCCCAATTCCGCAGCAGCGGCATGGGACTCAGCAGCATCGGCGTGTGACAGTAGAGCGGTAAAGTGAGCGCCCGAGGTATCCATTTGATTTCCAATCTCCTGAGAGTTGGCAGTCTGTGAATCCTTATTGGCAAACTGTGAGTTTTCGGTGGCATTATTGGCGGCTTCCCTGTACTTTGAACTGGAGTCGCCACCTTGAGCGTCTAGGCTGTTAGCGGCATCTTCTCCGTGACGAATTTGTACCGCATCCAGAGCATCTTCATGGTGAGCACCTGCGCTTATTGCGGCATCATAGGTGCCCCTAGCCTCTTCAAGCCCGTCACTATTCCCCGATGAACCCGTGCCACCACCAGAAGTCCAGCGACCGTGATCATCACGTGCTTGGTCCTTAGAGAGGAATCTCGCCAGTGGGGTGATTCCATTCTTGTCAGGAACTATGAGTTCCCTGAGGCTCAGTCCCTTTGCTGCGACCCCTTGAAACTCACGGTAAGCAGTAACGGAATCACTAACCGCTTCCTTGGGTGCTACGTGCGAAATGTTCTGACCCCACTCAGTGCCATAGTAACTCCTATCGATAACCGAGGTTGACTGCCTGCCGCCACGTCCAACCTGAACAATGTCATCTCTGCCATTTGTACGGATGATTCCGTAGTCACCCATCTTTGGTGGCCGGTCAACGGCATTATCCTTGATTGACTGAACTGCGGCAACCCGTAACGCTTCCTTGCCTTTGTCATACGTATCTTCTTGGGCCTTACGGTCAGTGAACGCCTGCTTGATATCGCTCGGCTCAACCTTCACGCCTAAGTTACTAGTCATCTTCTCGGACAGACGCTGTGCCTGCCCATCGGTTAGTGGACGATCAACGCCTCGTTCTCCCGGACTAAACTCGGCTCTAAGGTATCTTGAATCAGCCGCCGAAAGATGAGAACTGTAACCGGTTCCAGCCGTACCAGCACGCTCACTCTGCGACGCTTCTGCCCTGCCACCACCAGAAGTCCACCGTCCACGCTCATCTCTTGCCTGGTCTTTTTCAATAGTCCCCTTGGTGATTCCAAAACTTTCATCAGCCTTCGCTTCAGATGCGCTGGCCTTTTCGGATGCTGCTTGGGCTGCGGTGCTGAGTTCTGCTGCCTTTGCTTCCTGGGTTGGCGTATAGGCGGTTTCTCTCGCTGTACCTGCGGCGTCGTGCGCTCGAGCGGCAGCGAGGTGATCGTTTGCGGCAGCGTCATAAAGGCTAATGGTTTTCTCTGATCCCGGTAGTCCCATTTCCTGTATTTGCATTGACGTGTTGTGAAGTTCATCCAACTTGTCTGAGTGGAAACCGTTTTTGTCGTAGTGGTCTTGCGCCTGTTCCTTCATACTGAAAGACCTTTCAGTCCGGCTCATTGACTCACCGCCTGAAGTCCAGCGACCGTGATAATCCCTGGCTTCTTCCTTGCCTAGAAGGGAAGCAAGAAGGGTTTTGCCTTGGTCATCCCGCTCAAGAAGTTTGCGAAGTTTGGACACTGGGTCGCTGCCCAGGGATTTGTCAGCGTTGTTGTCATCGTCAAGTGACATTTGAATACGCATGTCAGTCTTCGTCCACTTTTTCGGATCGTATGACCAGGGTCGCTCTTTCAGGTTGGAAACTGGTCCACGCTTGGCATTTTGTGCCTTCACTCGGTCGAGGATTGCCTGCATGTTCTCGTTGACGTTCACACCCTTCGCCTTGTCAGCCTTTTTGATTTGCCCGAATGATTGTCGTGGGATTCCTGCTTCGTCTACGTAGTTGTTCATATAGTCCAATGCCTCTCTTGCTGGCATATCAATCTTGATATACGACTCTTCAACCTTGGGGTCTTCGAGTGCCTGGGTAGCGAACGCTGCCCATCGGTGGTGGCCGTCGAGGATTGCGTTGTCATTCGAGATGAGGATTCTGTCCCCATCTGGCGTGTTGTCCTGCATGTGGAAGTCCAGGTTTTGGCTACGGTAAGCGTTCAAGATTCCAGCGGACGTGCCGAGTGACATTTCACCCTGCGTTGGATGAAGTTCCAGAGGACTGATCTCTCCTCGCTGAACTCCGATTCCCTGATCCTGGAGGTGCTGCATGAAGCCAGCCATGTTCTCGTCACCGATCTGTGGCATTTCATTGCGAGGTATTCCAAGGTTTGGCTGGTCGAAGGGAGATGAAGCACCATCAAGATGAACGGAAGAAAGGTTCGCATCAACCGGCATGTCAATCTTTTCCTTGTAGAAGGGTGCGTTGATCTCAGAGACGTGCTTCATCACGTCGTCAACCTTCGTGGGGTCCATTGTTATTTTGCCGTCTGCCTTGAGATGAGCGACGGTCGCAAGGGAATCCTTTACCTCTGGTGCGATAGAGGGGATGTTTCGACCTGGCTTGATGTCTGGATCTTTCGTCGCTGTTCCCCCACTACCAAATCTCCCACGATCGTCACGTGCTTGGTCAGGGCTGAACTTCATCAGTTCGTCTAGTTGCTTTGCCACGATTACTTCCCGTTCTGGTCTCTCGGCAGCGGACTTCATTGATAACTTAGCATCAGCAACGTAATAACCCTCGGTCCTTGTCGCAAGGGTGTCGGTTACTCCTTGGAGTTTCATAAGATCGCTGGCCACGCTGTCCTTGTGCGCCTGCTCATCTTTTGATCCAGAGGACTGCGTTCCCCTTGAGTATGAGTCGGCCATTCTTCCATAGGCGAAGGACGAATCTTTGTATTTGTTCGCACTTTCGTACATGAGATCGGTGGCTTTCTTCGTGTCGCCTGCCGTGAAAGCCTCTTTACCTTTTTGGTTGAGAGAGAAGGCTTCTTCGTTTTGCGTTTTGATGTGGTTCATTGCCTCTCGGTTTACGGGACCACCACCCATGCGATTTGCCAGTTCATCGTGCTCTGATGTGAGTTTCTGGTGAAGTTCTCTCGTAACGCTTGGATTCTGCTTGCTGTCAACCTTGGTATCAACCATCGTTGTTGAGGAGCCAGCACCGAACTTGCCTCCATCACCCCTGGGGTGCTTTGCTTCGTCCCACTCGCCCTTCTGCGCATCCTTCGGGGGGTATGGGCCCGCCCATTCAAGGCTCAGGTCTGGCTTGTAGTCGGCGGGAAACTGCCCTTCTCGGGTGCTGGTCATGCCCCCACCGCCCGAAGATAGACATGATTGTATTTCTCATCCCAAGTGTATCCGTTGTCGTCCTTAGCGCCATATTGCACACGATCGATGACAAACTGGCCAGCCACAACAGACTCTTGCTCTGAGTCATTTACATATGAGTTCCCTCTACCCGCCAGGTCAAAGGCCAGAGTTCCAGCCGGTAAATGAAGGATAGTGCCGCTGGTGCCGCCATATCCGGCTGCGTATGGATCTGCAGTAAAGACGTCAGGAGAGAAGGAACTGGGAGGGAGATTGACCACGTCTCCCTCTCTACCGACAGAATCTACCCGCAGACCTCGATACAACTCAGTCGAAGAAGGCTTCCCCTCGAACTCAACGGCTCGGGCCATGATGTCTATATTCTCGGGGGAGACTTTACCCTCGATTGGTCCAATCTCGTTCCACTGCGCCAAGGCTGCATTTACCTGCGCCTCCGTGGGCGGGACCCTCGAACCCGCAGAGGAGCCAGCACCGAACTTGCCCCCAGCGCCACGAGGATGCTTTGATTCGTCGAACTCCTTCTCAACTGCGAGTTTTCTTGCGAGATTGCTTTGACCGGTTTCGTCCCGTTCGAGAAGTTTTTGAAGAGGGTTCGTCATGGTTTTCAAAATAGCACGAGAAGGAGAAGACGCACCTTGGCGTCAGACCCCCACCTGCTTGCGCACTTGCTCTAGCAGTCCGTATGTGGCCCGCAACTTCTCTAGTTCAGGAGCGATCATCTCTTGAACGATTGATTTCGCTGCTTCCTCTTCGGCTACCGGTTGGTCAAGACCTGCGGCAATGTCATCTGGATCTTCGAGAGGATACGACTCGTCTGTTTGGTCAGCATGTTGCACCACGATTTTGTCACCGGCCTGCAACGGCATTGGTAGTCGCACGTATCCGGTTGGTGAAATGAACGCCGTGTCGCCATCTGCTTTTTGCGCTGAGTCAAGTATTGAGTTGACCCAAGACTTCGCTGGTTCGCCACCCCATGCTGCCCAGGCAACACGCCCAGGACTCGGGTAGCCATCCTCGCCAGGGCTCCAGCCCTTTCCCTGGTCGTCAACTGAATGACGAGCAAGGAAACTTGCCATACGCTTGATGATCTCAAGAGATACCGGACGTCCTGCTGCTAGATCGCCAGCACGTCCCCGTCCAACTGCCGTGAACCCATCTCCGGCTTCTCCGTTTTTGATCCATTCAACTGCTCGTTGTGCTTCCTCTTGTACGCCCTTTGGTGGCGTGAAGGAATTTGAGTCCTTGCTGACTGGCTTGTAGTAGTCGCCACCACGACGCTTGTATTCCTGGACTACCCATCCATTGGCGACGGCTGAAGGGTAGACGTCAAACTTGCTCTTAGCCTCACGAATTACCCTGTCGTAAAGTTCCTGGTCGCTTGGTTCGCCCTTCCTGTTGCTGATTATTTTGTCCCACTTCCCCTTCTCTGCCTTCTCGCCAGGCGCTCGTCCGGCAGTGGCTCCCGTGGCGTCCATGTGGCGAAGTTGACAGAATCCTTCAGGGTTATCAATGTGCTTACCGGCGATAGCAACGCACGCATCGAAGTCACCCTCTTCGCCCCAGTTGATTTGGCCGTCGGCTCCTTCGTTGTACCAGTCAATCAATCCCTGTGCGTCGCCTTTTTCGATCATCGATTCAAGTGACTTTGTTGCGGTTGCCGTGATCAGTCTGTCAGGAATGGCATCGATCATATCGGCTGCCTCGTACAACCTTCGTTGAAGTTCATCGGTGTGACGGGGCTTGATGTTGGAGAAAGCCGCTGGACTCTCTGCTGCGTCCCTTAGATATCTTGCGGCCTTGTCGTAGTGCTCTCTGGTGTCGGAGGCGAGGTACTTCTTGTCTGGGTTTTCACGAAGCACGTTTTCACTTGCGTACTTAAGACTTTGTCTAGCCTCGGCAATAGCATCCTTCGTTATGATCACATCCTGAACCTGTCCGTTTTGCGCTCTCTCGGGGTGGTGGTGTGAATCAACAAGCATTGACAAATGGCTTGCTCTCTCAACCGTTTTACCCAGATGGCTGAGGATATCTCCATGTGCTGAGGCCCATCGTCCCTTTGCGTCCCTGACCTGATCGTCTTTGAACTTGAGAAGCAGTCCTTCACCCAATTTGTTGAGAAGATTTAGGTTGCCTGCTCGTCCCGCTTTGTTGAGTTCTTCTGCTGGCTCGGATGGGATTTCCTTGAACTCGAAATCCCTCCATGAATTACGGTCAATGCGGGCCTAGGCGAACTTTCCGAACGCTGCGAGTTCTTTCTCGGCTGCGATGTCTGGTTGCTTTGGGTCGTCTTTGGGTTTGACGCTTGTTTTTGTGCCTGAAGTCTTAGTATTTCGATCACCCTCGGCGCTAGCACTTCCGCTAGCAGATCCAGATCCAGCAGGTTCATTAGAGTCTCCCTTGCCTCCAGTATTTCCTCCGCTCTTGACTGGCTTGTTGGGTTCATCGGTTACTCCTGCGTTCGGTCCCTGTGGCGCTACTGGCGTCGGTTGTCCGGCACCTGCAACTTGTTGTTGCTGTTGAGCAAATGTACCAGCAAGAAAGACAACTCCCGCACCTGCGGTAACACCCAACTGGTCTGCCTCTTGTTCCTCCATGAGAGGGATTCCACGCTCGGCTCGGATTTCGTTCCTCGTTCGGATGCCTGCGCTCACGTCAATCTGGTCAGCCTGCGCCCTGGTGATGTCGTCTTGTTCGTTTCCTCCACCAGTTGCTGTCATCGTCAACTCGGGTCCAACGCCAAGGAATCTACGTGCGAGGTCGTTGATGCAGTCGATGAGGAAGTTCTTCAGTGCGTCAGTTGCGTAGGCTTCGTACTGGTCGGACTGTCCTTTTTCGTGACCGCCACCAAGAGAGGACTTCGGGCCGATGCCCAGCATGTTTTGAGGGATTCCAAACTTTGCGCCGATTTGTTGAACCAGCCATTGGTCGTAGGTATTCTTGTAAGCCTCGTCAACGCTTCGTAGTTGATCTGCCTTCATTCCTGGACGAAGGAGCATGAAGTTCTGTCGTCGCTGGGTTTGTCCAGCGAACTGATCGTTGTAGGTGCGCTCGTAGTAAGCCAACTGCTCCGGCGTCCATGATTCTGTACCGTCTGTCGTGACAACCATCTTGGGCGTTACGCCATTGGAGTATTCAGCGTGAAGCCATGCTTGTCGTTCCATGTAGATCGTGGCGATGTTGATGCACTCTTCGACCTGTGAGTATCCATAGATTGAGGATGGGCGTGGGCGTCGAATGTAGTACGCCAATTGATCTTCGGTGTACGCATCTGGGACAGTGCCGTCTTCCGCAACATTCTCTGCTTGGAACTCTCCACGTGGGAAGCCATAAAGGATTTGCTGATACGCAGGACTTGGTGGGCGAGGAATGAATCCTTGGTTGTCCAAAAGAATCTTGATCGTGCTGGTGTCAATGGTGGAGAGACTCATCAGTTCGCCCTTGAGGTTGTACTCCGGAGATACTGCGATGCCGTCGTAGACCAGGTGAGAGTAGATGATGTCAGTCAACCATTGGCTGAACGTGAAGCCCATTCGCTTGTCTGGATACTCGAAGAACTCTTGAACCCTCTGAAGTTCGTCTCCATACTTCTCTCGTGCGAGCGCTGCGGCTTTGGCGCTATTGGTGACGTTCTCTTCAACCATGATTTGCTGAATGATTTGAGGACTGAAGCCCCATGACCACTCAAGACCAACGATCGCATCCTGTACAATTTGGATACAGCGTTGTACGATGTCAACGTCTTCTGCCAGTCCCTTCAGTACAGACCAAGGAACCCTTCTGTCAATGAGGTTGATGTTGGCTGCGATGAGGTACTGCGTGCGTCGTGCGAGTGTTCGGCCACTTGGAGTAAGTGGATCAATCGCATCCGGGAATAGTGGATTTGCTGGGCCGAATCCTGAGTCAAAGATTCCCTCTGGTCTTGGCAGTGGCTGGAAGCCTGCGCCTGGTCCGACCTGGTTGAAGGGGGAAGATGGATTCACCTGTGGAACCGCATACGTTGCGCCAGATGACATCTGTGAAGCCATTGCTACCGCAGGACTCATGGCCTTTTCGATTCCCGCTTCGATAGCGGCATTCATATCGGCTTGTCGGCGGTCTCGTCGCTTGCCCAGAATCGGTATTGCCATCATCTACCTCTTGTCTTAGTCATCTTCCAAACGGTGTCCACCGCTGCGGGCCAAACTGTTGTATTGCGTCCATAACCTGTTGGTTCCGATTGTATGTCATATCGTCAGCGGTGCGCCCTGATGCCAAACTAAACGGCTCAGGAGTAAGCACAGGGTCCTCTGGTGGCTCATCGGTGGGCATGTCCGCACCACACTTCGAGCACTTCAAGTTTCCACGCTGATTCAACTGCCCACAGGAACACTCTACAGCCATTGACTCAATCCATTCTTTACCACCAGAAAACTTTGTAAGACCAAGTTCAACAAGACCCCAGACAAGAGCATCAAGACGGTCGGGGCTTTCACCGGAGTCAGTTGTCCAGGTTGTCAGTTGGTCTTCAAGGATTGGGAACGAACCGCAGTGGTGGACACGTCCCTGTTCGTAGAGCGCTGCGACTGGTTCGGCTCTTGTCCTTTTGCCCTGTCGTGCGTGAACACGCTTGAATGGTGCGCCAGGAAATACGGTTCGCATGACAGATTCGACCATATCGCCACCCTGGTTTCCTTCAGCGACGATCCGATCTGCCTTCCACTTGTGGAAAACTTCGGTAACAATGTTGGCCCAGCCGTCCGGCGTGTACTTTCCTGATACATCATCCAAGACGTATCCATGCTTCTTGCAGTTGGCCAGTTGGCAGGTTGCCCCAGCATCGGGCAGTTCGATGTGCGGTCCTTCTGCTACCACAATGATACCGGTCTCGTCTGAATCGTCTCCTGATGTGATCGCGGGGTCAACTGCCACAACTATTCTCTTCAAACTGCTGAGGGTTATGGTCACGCTTCCAACTCTACTCGCAGGTCGTCGATGTTTTCTAGTGTCCAAAGAGCACCATCAACGTCGGTGAGGAGTTCTCCCATTAGTTCCTGTCGTCCGATTCTTGTTCCTTCATAGACCGAAAGCACCTGCTCCTTGAACGATGGTGCCAGGTTCTTGAGGTTCGCATAGGTCGTGTCGTTCGTGATGGCAGTCGATTCTCTCTCCATTATTTCTCGGATCAGTCGAACTCGCTTGGGTGTGGTGGTGACAAAACACTTCGGGCTCGCACCGAGACGAAGGCCAAGCATGAGATTGTTCCATGAAGTATCGAGCACGTCCCCTTTTCTAGAGTCGAACCATGCTGCGGTCTCATCGCACCAGGCTGCGTCGTGCTGTGGGCCACGCAACTGCGCTGGCGCTGCCGCTGAATAGGTGAAGGCTTGAGCACCGTTCGGCCAGATCAACCGGCGCTTCGTTGGTTCGTGTGCAGGGCGCTCGTGAGGTTCGCTACAGGCCATGATTCCTGAGTCCCCGTAGATCATGACATCACGGGCATCAGCAGGTGTACGGGCTATCAGGGCTATGCGCTTGCTGCCTTGGTTCCAAACCTGGTCCAGCACCCACTCAGCGCCTGCTCTCGTCTTTCCGGTACCACGCCCCCCAGAGAACAACCAAACGAGCCAGTCCCTATCTGGAGGCCTCTGAGAAGGCCTTGCGTGACGACACTCGTGGGTGTGTGGCCCCTCCAGGGGATGAAGGCACCAGTGGAATCCGCCCTCGTGTGGTTCGCCATCGCAATCAAGATTCGGACACCACCACCGCCTCGATAGCCGGTTGTTTGTTGCTGCTCGGGTCACCGCCTGTAAGAGCGGAGACAAAGAGGACTCTGAACTCATCAACTCGGTCATTCAAACCCATCGCTTCCAGCGCTCTCGTCTGCGCTTCGATCATTTTTGCTGTATCGCTTTCAATATCATAAACCACCATCTCGCCCTTTGTGAGCACTGGTGCGTTCAATCCAAGAAGTTTGGCTCGCTGTGCCTGAACCCGAAGCAGACCATTCGCTGCCTCCATGCGTGGTCCTTCGTCGATGAGGCGAATCTCTTCTCCCGTGTCTTCATCTAAGAAGGTGACGACCCTGCCATTGTTGCCAACCCGATAGTGGGTCTTGTTCATGACGCTGTGGTAGAAGCGTTCGAGCCGATCGATCTTTCGCAACTCCATCTTTAGGACTTCTTCAGCGCCTTCCTTTGGGATTTCGTCCACAGCCCTGCGAACGGCCTGGTGCGCTGCCTGGCGAGAGACGCCCATCGCCTCACCGATTTGCTGATACGTCCATCCGAGTGAGCGCATCTCTGCTGCCCTGTTGTCCAGGGAGATTTGTTCCGGCGTCCTCATGAAGTCGCCATTGGGTGCGTGTTGTGTCAAGTCGCTCATGGTGTCAAGTTAGAATCGTAGTTTAGGTTTTGTTCCCCTCTGGCGAATCATCACATGGGAGCCTTCTGGCCAACCGACCTTGGGCTTGTAGGCAACCCAATATGGATAGGTCTTGACCATGTAGGCGCACTCCTCAATCTTCTGATCCATGCGCTGCTCCTTCGACCCATAGCCTCCTGCGCTGTATCTGGCGCAGTCTGGAACAAGCCACTGGTCAACGATGACGTGGCGACGAGCGGTGAGGTTCACGGCAGCGAAGCAGTAATCGTCCATCGTTTGAACATTGGTATCGAAGCGAAGTTCTGACTTTCGGACTACGAGAGCCCTCCCATCTGCCAGGACATTGACCTTGTAGTGATTGTTGCGGTAGATGGGATTGTCTATCCCGCACCATCCTCCAAGCCAGGAGCCGTTCTTCTCGCAGACAGCGGTGAGCCCTCTTGCCCTTTCGAGAAACCTCTTCATGGTGATGGGTGTGTCAAACCTCTTCTTGTAAACCTGTTGATTCTCCGTGTTGATTGGCAGAGGCGAAATGGCCCTGTCGTAGTTTCTGAGTTCAGTGATTGTTTTGAGGTCGTCAACCAGGAAGAGTGCCCATTCACCCTCTTCGAGCATGTCAAGGGCATAGTTGCGGTTGTTGGCGAGACCCTTCGTCTCTCCCGTCGCCTGAAGTCTCTCCTCTTTGACGAGACCCCCTTCAACAAAGGATTTCTTCTGCTCCTCCGTATGACAGAGAACCGTGTGCTCGATGCCCTCTTTCTCAAGCATCGCACTGGTCGTGATGCTGTCGAAGCGGTCATATGTGAATACGAATACCTTCACTACTTCGTCGCTGCTTTTTGTCCACGTGTGATCTCCTCTTCGTACGTGCCGCATTTGGCGAAGCCTGTTTTGGCGTACCAGACGAGCGTGTATCGATAGGCATCTGGCTTTCGCTTGACGAGGGGTGTGACGCCGTGCCATGTTCCTTGGCCGTCGAACATTGTTACGGAGCCGTCAGGAACTCCTAACGTCACACCGTATTCCGGGAGATTGAGATTGCCACCACTCATATTCTTTTGAAGAGTCAGCATTGAACTCCAAGATCCGATCACGTTTGCTTTATCAAGGTGGTAGGGGAGAGCAGCCGTGTTGTTAATGATTCCACTTGTCCAGGGTTTTTTAGCGATCAACCAGTCGTCAAGTATGCGGGATTTCACCAAACTGCTTGTCGCTTCTGCTATTTCTGGTTCAACCCTTGTGAAAAGTTCCCACTGATAGTTCGTTAGGGACTCAAGAACGTCTGCCATTTCTGGATAGTTGGTCATGAATCTGCTTGGCGCTGCTGCGTACCTTCGACGAAGAGGCTTTGGCTCCGTGAATCCAAATGTGAGGCTTGGATATTTGATGCCAGAAACCCTCTGCGCTCCCTTTGTGCTGGCTCCGGTATCCATCCACTTTGCTGTGAACCTCAGGCAACGAGCGAGGTATCTCTGCTCAGCAACCGTATCTTCGGGCAGGAGGCATTGAAAGGCGATGGTCTCCCCCGTCTCACCGTCAATAAGTTTGACGTCTTCATCGACTCCTGAGAGGTCAGGAGCCTGATGCCTCCGTGAAGTTGGCTCCCAGGGTTGCCTGACTACCTCAAGAGTTAGCATTGCCCTGGCGAACGAGGATCGAAACTAGTTCAGCGTTGCTTTCTGCTCCATTTGATGCCCTCAGATCGTTCATCAGGCCGATGAGTTCGTTGTACTCCTCCTCCTTGTAGGGAAGAATGATGCTTCGAACCCCTGCGTTTTCCCAGGCTTCTTTGCGTTCGGCAGATGATTGTGCGTCACCGAGAAATCCTGTACTGCCGTTCAATTTGAAAAGGAGATCCTCAAGATCGTCTCCATCAAAGCCCGTGCCCTCAAGAAAGTCATCCTGCTCTGCCAGGTCTTGAAGCAGGTCTGAGAGGATCGCCTCGTCGTAGGTCGCCATGTCGCTCACCCTGTTGTCAACAAGAAGAATCCTCAACGCCTGATCGTCGTCAACGTCAATAATCGTTGCTTCAATCGTTTCCCAACCGAGAGCGTTTGCTGCAAGGAGTGTGTGGTTACCGGCGACAACATTCATTGTTGACTTTTGAACCACGATTGGGCGGTACTGACCGTGTGCTTCGAGACTTTGGACAATGGCCCCGACATCCCCCTGTCTGGCGTTATTTGGGTGCGTGTGAAGTTCGGATACCTTCAGTTTTTTGATACTCAAGTCGCTTACTTTTTCCACCTGTTTATTCCTTTTCGCTGGTTGATTCGGCATAGTGTAACCATACACCTCGTACAATAAAAATCAAGGTCTTTCTAATCGTTAGCCCAGGTCATGTGGTCGTCCGTGCAATCTTTGTTTTTGCATTGACCCCGAACCTGGTTTGCCCTGTAAATACTGCTTTCATTATTTTCGTGGGCTCTGAGTTGAAGACCGTGCTTTCGACTCCAAAGTGGATGGACGGTGGCCCATGAGTGGCAAGGTCGGCAGAGCGAGACGAACAGTTCCGGTGTGAGCCAGGAGTTCTTCATCTGTGAACGGTTGATCAGTTCGTGAACATCGGTTGCTCGGACCTGACAAACGCCTTCAATCTTGGCCTCACACCTGGGGTCACCCCGCAGTTGCTTCCGGCGCATCTCCTGACGCTCTGGAATTTGCTCTGATCTCTTCTCGGATACTCGTCGAATGGGACTTCTTTTCATGGAACCCTTCGACAAGTGTGACAGGAGACGTGGCCGTAAGAATCGGTATCCCAATCATGCTCGCAGTTGCTGATCGGATCATGCCGTAGACCACAGGGAACGCAGCGTATCCGGCCTTCTCCTGCGGCCTTATGTCCAGTCTCCGTCTTACAGAACGGACAAAAGTAGGTAGTGCTCATTTTTCTCCTTTCCTTTATTCTACTTTAGTATGTGAAGAATGTCGTCCCAGTCTCTCGGCCTCCAAACATAGGCCTCGGCGACCGTGGCGAGATCATCAATCCAGGTTGACTGCTCCTTTGAAAGCCTTCCAACATCACTTTTGATCTCAGCAAAGATGAGGCGGTGTGGTCGTTCTTTCGCATTGAAATCCCCACGAACAAGAACAAGATCGGGAAATCCCTTGGCGTCGTAGCGAACAGGTGTTCGGTGATTTCCGTTGGCGTTCATCGCTGAGCCAAAGTGGGCGACCGAGTATCCGTAGATATGCGCTAAATCAACTACCTGGTTCTGAAACGTCTTCTCGTCCATACGAGGAAACCTTAGTCGCCAGAGTCATCTTCTTCATATATTTCCTCGGATGCTTCTTCCTGGTCTTCCCAAAGAAGAAGGGCAATCAACGCATAACTGGCAAGATCAACAAAGGTGTCTCGTGCATTTTCGTTTGTCAACTCGTGGCCTGCCGCAAGTGTTTGGAGTCTCGAAACTTTATCTTGCAGTCGAATCATTGCGCCGATCCATGGGTCAACCCCATAAAGAACGGAACCACGAAAGTTGAAAAGAGGATCGCCGTCAATGAATATTTCTGAGTCTGACCACTCCGAAAGTCCGTAATCATGGCTCTTTTTGGCATGCATTTCTGAAAGTTCAAGAAGAAGATCGAAGAACCTGGCGTCTCCTGCTTGTTGGAATATCGTGTCGTCTCGTTCGTCCATGGGGACAACACTACGCCTTCAGTCGGTGTCCTGTAAAGCCCTTCTTACTTCCCTTGCCATACTGGAGTCCCCCATGCCGGAGTTTTCAATGACGTTGATCATCTCTGCATCGAGCCAGTCTGCGACCGACTGCGGAAGAACTATTTTTACTTCGCTTTCCCGATCATCGTCAGCCAACGCTTTTGAGGTGAGCAGGGAATCTCGCAGTTCTTCAACTAGTTGCGGATCTCCGGTTCGAAGCCATTGTTCTGCGGTGATCGCTATTTCAGAAAGCGCCATATATTCAGACCTCGGCAACTTGATAGTCAGTTCTTCATCCATATTGACCTCTCAAATGTTTCTTTCCCAATCTTCGGGTGAGCCTAGTCGAACGTGGTGAGAGCACGGGTCGTCACCGTTCTCCCATGCCCGAATCTCCTTCGGAGTCAGTGGCCCACCATCGTGCGTATCGCAAAACTGCTCGCTACAGTATCCATTTTTTATTCCCATTTTTAGCCACTTCTCAAATTTCATTACTTTTCTCCTCGCTCTGCGCGTGAAGATCCTCAAGAAGTTTTCTAAGCCAAGTGGCCTTCATTCCGTTGCCACCGGCTTGCTTTTCTACCCACGCCATAGTTTCGGGTTTAAGTCTTACGCCCATCTGTGGGTCCCTTACTGCCATTGCTCTACCCTTTTCTTCTCTCGTTTGATGCGATGTAGTTCTGCGGCACAGGCCTGGGTAATATTTGCTATCGGGCTTCCAATCCAACGTTCATTCTCCGCATACATCGCTAAAGCGATTCCGTACTTTTCCAGGAACTCAGCATCGCCCTGTTTGATGGTGATTGTTATGGTTTCCGTTGAGTCGCTCTTTGCCGATTCACTGTATGGATGAGAACCGTCAAAGGCCGAAGCACAATCTCTCATTTATTTCCCTCCGTGGTAACTTCCTGTTCCGCTGCTTGATGTCGGGCCACTCGTTCCCGGTGCCGTTGGCGTTCGGCTTGGTACTTCTCTTTGGACTGCTTCATCGCCCACTTGGGTCCTGGTGTTTTCTTGCTCATATAGTTCCCACTCTTTCATCTAGTGCCATTTGAAGAAGGGCGTTTTGGCAGGAGAGGCATCCAGTTTGCCTCCTAAGAAACTCAGCGGTCAACAGGTAAATCTGGCGTGCTGCTTGTTCTGTGGCATCGAGTTTCATTTCCTCAATCCGCTTCAATCTTTCGAGTTGTTTCAGTTGGTGCTGATGTAAGTTTTCTTCCACCGGTTCTCCTTTTTAGTTCGGGCCTTGGTAAGAATCCCAGTCAAAGTCATCTTCTGGGGGGTCTGGGTCTGGTTCCTCAATGTTATGGCATGAACAGTCGCAGTTGTCGCAACCACATGCCGGTGCTGGGTGATCACAAACTTCGCCATCAACGTTGATCGGTGAGGGCTCTTCGAGTGATTCACAGGGGCAGTCTTCACACCAGTCTGGTTCCATCTCGCCAACGTGCATCAGGTCACTTGTGCTCATGCCAGGCGGATAGTTACTTGGTGCCATTGATTTTCCCCTTTCTGGAAAATACCACCGTGTTCTTTCCATATTCACCAGAGTGGAACTTGTTATAGGTCACTTCCCACGCTGCCTCGGCACAGTTCAAACATTCATTCCTGCCTCTCTCAGAGTCTGGATAAACGTCTTCTGTTCCCTGGCAGGTGTCACACTTCTGCTCAACAATCAACTTGTTTTCCCTCCTTTGACCTTCGGTTCTGCGTTCGTACTCAAGCATTTCCAGAACCCAGTCTTTGAGTGTCGCCATTCTTTTCCTTTCTTCACGATAGAGAGACCACAGTTTTTACAGGATTCCGTCATTCATCCCTTTCTAGGTAAAGTTCGAAAAGTATAAGTCCAATAAGCACTAGGGCCACCCAATAGATCATCGCTGCTATCTCCTTGAAAAATGGCGGCATCAGTCATGCTGCCTCCCACAACGATAACAACCGTTGGCGCATTGGCAAGATGGTGATGAAGGCAATCTGAGTATGACCAAAGGCTCATCCTCTTCTTCGAGTTGTTCTTCTGCCAACTTTTTAGCCAAAGCCCATCTGTCTTCGTCATTTCCTTGGCCAAGTTGCTCGATGCTCATGCTGTTCACGTTGTAAAGGATCACGAACTCTCCCGGCTCGGCGCTGCCCCAGTTCCCATCTTCGGCCACATAAATAGTTGCGCTCATACTTCCTCTTCCTCCTTGCAGTCGCTGCTGCTCCAATCGCACTTAGTACAGAAAAGCACGAAACACTCAGACGGTGCGCACTCGGCGCAATCTAGCCAACGTGCTAAAGATCCACACTCAGAGCAACTTGGTTCTCCGTGATCACTAAGCCTTTCTTCTAATCTTTCTATTCGGTCGAATGGTCCTTCACTCATTTTTGTACCTCCTTCTCTTTTTTTTGATAATCGGGTTGGTTTTGAATTTCGCAGTAAAGGCAAGGCATCGGCCATCCGGTTCCTTCAATGAAAGCAAGAAGTTCTTCGTCGGTTATTTGAATCCACCGTTCCTTGCCTTCTTCCTCCCAGAACTTTTCTGCGTGATAGAGGCAGGCTATTTGCCTGTCAACCAGGGATTCCCACCGTTTCCCAACCTCAGGAATAATCATTTGCTTCCTCATGGCGATAATCAACCGTCCCTTCTTGGCCAGACGTACTCAAGGTTTGAAGGCAGGTCTTGTTCGAAGTATTCGCCGTAGTGCTGCGGATTCTTTCGCAACAGATTGCTGCGGTGGCTCCGGTGAAACTTTGAATCCCCAAGCCAAACAGGATCTTCTCCGTCAGCAGGGAGGTTGGCCAACAACTTTTCACGGCAGGTGTCCTTATAGCCTCTCCCAATCCATTCATCACAAACAGCAACGCCGTAGCAAATCAAAGATCGAAGATAGCCACGCCACATGTTTACGGCAGGATGATTTTGCCAGCCATAGTCGGGTTGGGTTATTGCTTTGACAATTTGAAGGCATTCGACCCGCTGTTTACCAAGTCGCTGCCGGTCAAGAACCGAAGCAGAGTGCTCGAATGATTCATAGGGAAGAAAGGTTTGCATTATTTTTCCTCTCGGCTCACTTGTTGTTTCTTCGGTTTCCGCACAACACGGTCAATGAGAAAAGTTCGCCAGGCAGACTTTCCATGGCTTCCGCCGATGACGGTTACTTCATCCGGCCTTGCGCTGTCGTGCTTGTCAACCCAGATCACTTTGAATGTTGCGCCCTGCTCTCCCTTGATTCGAACAAGATCCCCGTATTTGATGTTGCCAGATTCTGTGACTCGTTCGGCTGTCACGGTTGTTCCCCCTTCGTGGATATCGGAAGCAATACGTCTCGCAGGGTGCTGGTTGAAAGGGTAATACCCAGCACCCTGCGAGACCTACTGGTCTCGTGGCTGAGCCGTGGCCCAACTTGCCTATCCATAGATTACCTTTCCGAAGATAGATTGCTGGAGCACCATGTCGCTGACACAGGAATCCCAACAGTCATCATCAAAAGTAACCGGCTGTCCACAATGGTAGTGGCCTTTTTCGATAATTTCGCCGTAAGCCTGCGCGAGCATTTCGGCAGTGACAAACTTGCGATGCGTTTTGCCATCCTCGCCTTCGTGCCAGACACCAACCTCTGGAGTCGTTGCGTACGAACCGTAGGAGTAGCGAAGAACCCAGGAACTTGAGCCACGGAAGATTCCGCAGAATACGTTGTCCATGATGTCTTCATCCTTCACTTCATGGGTGATTGTGATGGTTGCCACGGCTATCCCTGCCTGACCGTTTTGAAGGCCACCTCTTCTTGGCTCGCTGCGGCTTGCGCCTTACGCATCTTCCTGATTCGGTTCACAGTGGCTCGTGCTGATGAAACAAGGCCGAGTGACTCCATTCCAAATGCGGCTGTGCCCATCTCTGAATAGTGCTTGGCGTCGCTCATGATTTCGCTGAGTTCAGCCTTGTTACAGAAAACAAGAACACCCTTCCTGCTGCTTTCAAGAATTTGGCCCGCTGGCAATGCTCGGTCCCTGTGGTCGCCATAAAACGTTTCTGGCAACCAGATTTCAATTGTCCGATCAGCCATGTAGTTTTCAGACCAGCATTCTCCGTAAAACTGCGGATCGTCTGCCGTTGGCTGAACCTGCCTTACAACTTCACTCCGGTTCACTGTACCCATACCGATTCCCCTTTCAAAGGACTCATTTCATCAGGAGCGCTTTGCCCCATGAGATCATCATGTCATAAGTTTGACCCTGTGTCAAGTATCCATAGGGGTCATGACTTGTCGCGGCCCTACGTTGAAAGGCCTCAGAGACCTCCAGATAGCCCCTCAGCGCCTGCTTCGTCGGTCCTTGGGGGGTTGCCCCCAAATTCATTTCGGTGGCCTCCTGGGTTTCTGCTCTCATAGTTCTACCGGTTCTCTGGTTATTCCGGTGGCGTCGATGAAGTTGATGTAGTCGTACGATTCGGTGACATCGCCCCAACTCATATCTCCCGTGATTACATAATTGCGATCATGAAGATTGAGGCCAGCGGTATCTCGCCAGATAGCCCCTTGTGTAAAAAGAGTAACGATGAAATCTTTCGACCAGTTGTAAAGACGCTCTCGCTCCTCTTCATCTGTATTGTCGTCGTCTCGCATAATTCCGTAATCCTCCCAATCAACATTGGCGGACAGAGCCCCCTCCAGTCGATCAAGAACGATTTCGGAAAGCCGTTCACAAGGCACCGCTGGTTTTTCGTCTTTCGACATAGGCCACTCACAGATTGCGTAAATGAAGTCTGCTCCCATTATTTTGCCTTTCTGTTTGATATTTCACTGGTTTTCCTAACGCTCCGTACTCCGTGTCCGCCCCGCAGTCACAACAAACTTTGGCTGTGCAATCAATCTCCATCATCTTGCAAGTTGCGCAATCAAGGAATCGCCAGCCCGTCGTGCCGCCGCAGTGAATACATTTGAAGTTGGTCATGCTGGCACCCCGTGATCAGCACAAACCGCTACAACATCAAAACGGTCACCGCCGAGTTTTGAGTTGCATAGTTCGCACGCTCTCATGGAGAAGTGCCCCTGTGCGTAGTCGTCGCTCTCTGGGTCACCTGCGAACGGCATGCTCAGCATGTTCATCTTCTGACGTGCAATGTTCACCTGCGCTATACGCATTGGCGGTAAGTTGTCGAGTTCACTTGGCACGAAGTGCTCTACGAGTAGACAGTCAATACACACACGCATGTTGAAGTTTGAGGTCAGCACGATGCCCACCCACAAAACAACCAGCGGTCATCCGCCACCTTCAAGGCGATGGCTGGCCCCCATTTGTCTTCGTAGGTTTGAATAACGGATTCTCCAATTTGATCACCAAGCAACTTTTTCATCGGACCGTGATCCTGCCAAGCGCTACTCAGTTCCTCAAGAACCTGGTGTGCGGTCACGCCATCGGGGAGGTGGTATTCAGTGAACTCCCCCTTTTCCGCAATCGTTCCGGTGTATCCATTGTGACCGTGATACCATAATGCGTCATCAACGGCTTTTTGGAATGCCCGTTCTACCGTCTCTCCTGTTTCTTCTACCTCAAATGACTCTGCTCCCATTATATTCTCCGGCCGATCATTGTTTCACCTTCGGCACGTTGGTACTGGAAGAAAAGATCATATGCGTCCCGCTGTGCGTCACTCCAGGCAGACTCTCCGTAGTAAACCTTTCCGGTGCGTAAGCCATGAACTTCAACCCATGCTTTTTCACCTTCTTCAACATGCACAACTCCGTAGCCAATTTCGTCTCTTACTTGTCTCATTGTTTTTCCCTTCTGTTGGTTACCACCACGATGAGTAGTAAATCTCCATGTCGCTTGCGATTGCGTTTCTTGCTTC